GGGAATGGCTGCCAGTACCGGCCCTGCATTAACGCCTCACCTGAGCCACGACGGCATTTTCTGATCACCCCTGAAGATTACCTGAGTGCCTCTGCCGCCGGCAAGGTTATCGCGCTGGTTCACAGCCACCCTGATGGGCCACCTGAACTGAGTCCTGCGGACAAAGCCGCCATGAGGTACAGCGCCTGCAGCTGGTGGCTGGTCTGCGGCGACAGCATTTATCGCTTTGGAGATGAAAATGAGTTCACCTGAACATTCCTCTGAAAGAGCCCGGCCGGTTCGGGTGTGTCTGTACGGCAACCTCGCCAGGTCTGGCAGGCGTATTGATCTGCATGTGCTGACTGCGGCAGAAGCGCTGCATGCGCTGGTGATGCAGTCCGGTGAGTTCAGGCGCCAGTTCAGCGAAGGGCTTTATCAAGTGCGCATTGCCGGCAGCGATCTTGTTACTGGCAACCTGCATGCCCGCCTGCACGAAAGGTTACCGGCTGGTGCCGTTGTCCACCTTGTTCCCCGACTGCAGGGCGCTTCCCGGCGAGGCCTGCTTCAACTGTTTGCCGGTGCCGCGCTCATCGCGGCGTCGTTTATTCCGGGCCTGAATGCTTTTGCCTGGACAGTGGGCGCGACAACACTTTCGCTGAGTGGGGCGGCTTTTTCGCTGGGGGCCAGCCTGATGCTGGGCGGGGCCGCTCAGCTGCTGGCGCCGCGACCTCCAGGCGCAGATACCAAGGATAATAAAAGCACCTGGTTTTCAGGCACAGAAAACATGATGGCTCAGGGCGCGCCGGTACCGGTCCTGTACGGGGAAATGCGGGTGGGGTCACGCGTGATTTCTCAGGAGATTTCCACCCGGGACATGAGCGGGGAAGGAAAAGTCATTGTTATCGGGCATTGAGGATCGGGGGCGCATTGCTACAGCATTGCTGAATGCTTGGGCAGGCTCGTAATAATAAAAAGTAAATTAATGTAAAAGCGATGCTTGATGACGATTGAGGGCGTTTAAAGCGGTTTTAACTATCCTGCTAGAGGATTGTAATGCAGATTGAGAGCTGGTTTACTCAGGCCAGCTCTTTCAAAATTCAACCAATGATGTTTTTTTCAGCTGGACTTTTTGTCTTTATGTTGATCTAGTGGTGGATAATCCGCCTTCATCAATATTTGCTGATAAATATTTTGTGCCAAAATTGGGCTCCGAAGCAAACTCATCTCCGCATAAACGGCTGTTGCAATAACTTCGCCATCACCTTTATTCAGCACAAGATCACCGTAATTTTTATTTAATGCCTTAAGAGTAACTTGAAATAAATCAGAGAAATACTGCTTAAAAGTCATTTCATCTTCATATCCAAAAAGAACAAAGCTACCTTGCTGAACCTCTACTTTTGGATCAAACACTATTATGCACCCTTCAGGGAAACTATAACCATCTGAACCAACCATGGATTCACCCATAATTCTCATAGCAAAGGCACTATCACTAACTTCGATGTTGCAGGGGTGAAAGGTATTTGCACATTTTAATACCTCTTCAATCCTATCTGCATACGGCCCCATAGTTACCAGAGGGATTTGGCGTACAGATGTATAGGGAATGAAATTTTTCAAGTTTGGCTCTTGGCCATCTCCAGAAGCCAGCCAACCAGCAGTAGTACCTAAAGCAGAAGCCAGTCGCACTAAGACGGCATCCCTCGGCTTAGATTCGCCAGCTTCATAAGCGGCAATTTGCCTTTGTACAATGCCTACTTGTTTAGCTAAGGCTGTCTGAGTCATACCCAAAGATTTCCTTAGGCTAGAAACACGCTCATTGAATTTGGAGTCAAAATTCACAACTTCACCTTAAACTATTTGTTGACACATGAATAATTCATACTAATATCTCTAAAAGTTCATGTGAATTTTTATGTAGAGAAGACAAGAGGAGTTCATGATGTCCGAAAGTGTTTCACCTATCAAGTCACGCCAAGTTCGTTTTGTAGGTAGGGCTGAGAGCCATATCCGAGATTCAGCTAAACGCTATCATGGCCCGATCCAGGCAGAAATATCATATCGCATGGATTTACTGAGCAAGCTAGGGGGGAGAAGCGATGTGGTTATCCAGTAAAAATAACGAAGCCCAGAAGTGCGCTAACACCCTGGGCCTCTTATCGAGCAAATCCCGCGAAGGATATATCGACATGAAAATTTTACAGAACACCGAGCTAACTTTCCACAATGTTGCATTAGTACCTATTCGTGTAGAAGACGGAATTTGGTTAACTTCTTCAGATATTGCAAAAGCCCTTGGATATGCATCTAGTAAAAGCGTTTCGACGATTTACTCACGAAACGCGAAAGAGTTTACCAGCAGGATGTCAATGGTCATCAAAATGATGACCAATGGAATAAACAATAAGTTACGTGAAAAAAGCGTCCGTGTGTTCTCACTTCGCGGCTGTCATCTGATTGCCATGTTTGCCACAACATCAGTTGCAAAAGAGTTTCGCCGCTGGGTGCTGGATATTCTTGAGCGCGAGGAAGGTAAGCCGGTTCCATCCAGACAGTTCGCGGATGAGGAACTGCGCACTCTTTGCCTGCTATGGAGTCATTCCGTGAATATGATGGGAAATATTGCAGATATTGCGCCGCTGCTCAGAGTAGCTGAACACAGACTTGCCTCTGAATTCAGCACCATGCCGCATCTTTACGTTGAGACCCTCAACAATGCCCGCGCCATGCTCGAACGTGAAACGTTGCATATTGATATTTCAGGGGAGGCTAACCGCGACTGGCAGATACTGAACAAGTTGAGATTAGGGAAGTACGCATCATTGTTTGGCGCTTAGAACAGCGCAAAAGAAAAAACCGCCAGTTGGCGCTGGCGGTCTACATCAATTAAAACGACCAGGTATCAATCAATGCTTACAGATAATTTAACAGTGCGCGGATCCGTTGTCACGGAGAAAACCATCGACAGTCAGTCCCTGCTGGCAATGGTCAATGAAGCGCGCAAGCAGTGTTGTGAGCCAGAGGTTCGCAATAACAAGTTTATCGAAAAGGTCGAAGATGAGCTTGAGGGGGAGTTTTACACAAAAAGTGCAAAACCTTCTGGCAGTAATGGTGGGCGGCCTTTTGACATCATAGAAATGACCATCAAGCAGGCGCTTCGCGTGGCTGCCCGTGAGTCAAAAGCGGTTCGTCGCTCACTGGTTGATAAACTGGAGGCAATGAGTCAGCCAGCGTTTGATCCTTTGGCTGCGCTGAATGATGCCGCGTTTCTTCGTGGCACTTTGCTGTCGTATAGTGAAAAAGTCATCGCGCTTGAACATCAGCTTGAAAACATGAAGCCTGATGTTGAGGCGCTTGACCGCATCGCAAAAGCCCACGGCAGCATGTGCATTACTGACGCTGCTAAACACCTGCAAATCCAGCCGAAATCGCTTTTCAAAATGTTGTCTGAAAACCACTGGATATACCGCCGCACTGGTGGAAAAGCATGGCTGGCGTATCAGGATCGCATCCAGGCTGGCGTGCTGGAGCACAAAGTTATCGTCATAGAACGTTCAGACGGCAGTGAAAAAGTCGTTGAGCAGGTTCTTGTTACCGCAAAAGGCCTGGCAAAGCTGTCTAAAATTCTCAGCATGAAAACTGTCGCGGCTTGAATAGCCCGGTTCATAGTCAGAAAATCAACCCGCTTCGGCGGGTTTTTTTATTTGGGGGGCATAATGAGCTTCTTCCATCACCATGATAAAACGCCGCACGACAAACCGGACAACCTTCGCTCCTCTCAGGTACTGAGCGTAATAGATGTTATCAGCGAAGGCCCCGTTGCCGGGCTCGTTGACGGTTTAAAAAGCGTGCTGATTAATGGCACGCCTGTGCTGGGGCCAGACGGTCAGGTGAACGTGCAGGGCGTCAGTATGCGCTTTCACGCAGGAACGGCGGATCAGCCACCGCTAAAGGAATTTGAGGCATCAGCCCGGGAAAAGCTGATCAATGCTGACGTGACCGCGCAATATGCCGTCACGCGCACGGTGGAAGGTAAGGAAACAGACCGGCTTCGGCTGACGCTGGGCGTGCGACAGCTTTTTTCAGTCAACAGGAAAGGCGAAACGCAGGATGCGTCAGTCACCCTGCATATTCTTATCCGGCATCCTGCAGGCTGGAAAACGGAAAAAGACATTACCGTGAAGGGATGCACGCACGAGCCGTTTGCGTTTTCGGTGATCCTTGAAGACCTGCCGGCTGCGCCCTTTGACGTTCGCGTAACGCGTAGTACGCCTGACAGCACGGGTAACCGGCTGTTCAATAAGACCTTCTGGTCATCATATACAGAAATCACCGATGTCCGGCAATGCTATCCCCATACTGCCGTGACGGGCCTGAAAATTGATTCAGATAAGTCAGGTAATCAGCGCGCGGATCGCAATTACCTGATGCGGGGGCGCCTGGTAAAGGTGCCGGCAAACTATGACCCCGTGACGCGCAGTTATGCCGGAGAGCGCTGGAATGGGGAGTTTAAAGAGTCCTGGACGGACAACCCGGCCTGGTGCCTGTATGACCTGCTGATGCACCCACGCTATGGTCTGGGTCAGAGAATGGGTATTGCAGATACAGACAAGTGGGCACTCTATAACATTGCCCGCTATTGTGATGAAAAGGTCAGTGATGGCTATGGCGGGCTGGAGCCCCGCATCCGCTGCAACGCGTGGCTGACGCTGCAGCGGAAGGCGTTCAATGTCATTGGTGATTTCTGCAGCATGATGCGCTGCATGCCCGTATGGAACGGCCAGCGTCTGACGTTTATTCAGGATGCGCCTTCAGACGTTGTCTGGACCTACACCAGTGCCAGCGTGGCCGGCGGTCAGTTTCATTACAGTTTCAGCGCGCTGAAGGACCGCCATAACGCAGTCGAGGTGCGTTTCATCGATCCACATAATAACTGGCAGCCTTCTGTAGAGCTGGTGGAAGACCGCGAGGCCATAAAGCGATACGGGCGTAACCTGCTGAAGGTCGATGCGTTTGGCTGTACCAGCCGCGGTCAGGCACACCGGACCGGCTTATGGATCATCCAGACCGAACTGCTGGAAACCCAGACCGTCGATTTTTGTGTGGGGGCAGAAGGGCTGCGTCATATCCCTGGTGATATCTTCGAAATTTGCGACAACGATTATGCCGGGACAGCGACCGGTGGCCGGATCATTGCCGCAGAGCCTGAGAGGAAACTACTCAGGCTTGACCGGCCTGTGTCTCTTCCAGAAGAGGGGCGTGCCACGCTGAATCTGATGAATGAGGCCGGGCAGCCTTTCACCGTCATCGTGACCGGCCATCCCGAACCTGACTGTGTCGAAGTAGATAACCTGCCTGAAGGCATGGTGTCGCTCAGCGTCTGGGGACTGAAACTGCCGGGGCTGCGACCGCGCCTGTTTCGCTGTGTGGCTATTCGTGAAAGCGAAAACGGCGGCTATGCCGTAACCGCGCTGCAGCACTGCCCGGAAAAACAGGCACGGGTAGACGAAGGCAAGCATTTTTCAGAACTACCGGCCAGCGGGCACGCAATTTTACCGCCCGCTGTAAGGCATCTTCGTGTCAGCGTCAGCGCCTTATCCGGCCACATTCATGCCATCGCACGGTGGGAAACTCTACGGACATCCGGTAGCGCACACTTTGACGTACGGGTCATACGCGGACATGACGCCTCAGAATTCCTGGTCTTCAGCAACACAGCTGACCGGCCTGAATGTGCGTTCATTCTGCCAGAAACGGGGTGCTATACGCTGAGCATCTGCTCAGTCAGCGAGGCCGGGCAGAAAAGCGAACCTGTCTCTGTCGACATTACTGTTGTTGCGCCTGAACCTCCCGTATCCATCGACGTTACACCCGGCTATTTCCAGGTCACGCTGGTACCGCATCAGGCCATTTATGACGCCACGACACGTTATGAATTCTGGTATGCCGTAACCCGGCTCGCTGACGCGCAACAGGCCGAATCTCAGGCGCAATACCTTGGAGAAGGAAGCTGCTGGATAAAAGATGGTCTTATGCCGGGCAATGTTCACTACTTCTATATTCGCAGCGTAAACGCGCTGGGCAAATCGGCTTTCACCGAACAGACCGCCAGTCCGAGTGATAAAGCGGAAGACTATCTGGCATTTTATAAAGGAAAAATCAGCGATACCCATCTGGGAAAAAGCCTGCTGACAAAAATGGACCAGCTGTCAGAGGGCGCAGCTAAAATCGGGAAAATTGAAAAGAGCTGGAAAGACACGGAAGGACGGCTGAATTCGCAGTGGTCCGTCAGGCTTGAGCAGATGAAAAACGGTCAGTACTGCATGGCTGGCTTTGGCATGGGGGTTGAGGAAAAACCGGAGGGGATGCAGAGTCAGATCCTGATGGCCGCCGATCGCGTGGCGTTTGTGAACCCGGAAAACGGAAACACCGTGCCCGCACTG